CTGTGTTTGCTATATCTTTGCACACAGGGTCTATATCCACGCTTGTAATGCTGTTTAGCGGTAGGCGACTGTTAAACAGTATACTTGCCAGCACTCCGTTCCAACCACCGTATATGACTATGCTATTCTGTTTTGACTTAGATATTGCATTGTATAACTCTGTTGCTAACCATACTTTGCTGTTGACTTGGCCTTTCCAAAAACTTTCAAGTGTACGGTATTTGTCATCGCTGTTGCGAATTGCATCCATCCAAAATAACACGTCTTGTATGTCAATCTTCATAATAGACTCTCTACTGTTTTTTTCAAACCTACTTCTAAAGGTGTATAATCTGTGAATCCTGTAAGTGTCTGTACTAATGTTGTATCAGGACATCTACGTGTTGCGCTACCATTCGGCGCAGGATTTATTTCAAGTCTATCTGGATTAATTCCCATATATCCCATTATTAGTTTTGCTACAACACTTATACGTGTTTCTACATCTTGTCCTACGTTTACGGTATTGTTGCTAGTAGTTTTTACTAACATGTCTGTCATGCGTACAGCATCGTCAACGTAGCAAAAGCTACGTGTGTCATTGCCGTTAATATAATACTCGCCTTGTTTACAGCGTTCTACAAACTCATTTACAAAGTGATCTGTTTGTCCTGGGCCGTACACATTAAAGTAGCGTATGATAAGATATTCTAGTCCACTATTTGCTACTAAGTTTTCGCCTAGTGCCTTTGGTATGCTATAACTCCAGCGTGGATTTGTAATGTCATTGTACATAACCGGCACTGCTTCATCTGTAGGCACATGATAATAACCGTTGTCTATTGTACTGTTGAATATTTCGCAAGTACTGGCAAATACAAACTTTGTGTTTGTGTTTCTATAACGTTCAATTAAGTTAATTGTTGGAAGTGTATTGTTAATTAATACATCTGTCGGGTGTTGATAGAATAATCTTGTTCCGTTTGTCGCAGCTAAATGCACAACAACATCACAATCAGGGGCATTTCTTGCTACTGTAACATTACTTAGGTCATCTGCAATGCCGTTCTTTTTGTCATAAAGACAAATTGAATCATAACTATCTTTAACATAGTTATAATAATGACTACCTATAAAGCCTTTGTGTCCTGTTAAAACTTTTTTTGCCATCTTTTATTCAACTCTCTAATATGTTTAAACCAATTTTGATCAATACCTTTTTGGTCAAGCGTTTCAATAAGGAAATCTAGATCCTTAGGCAAACACTTTCCTCCAAAGCCTCTTGTTCCGTCATGACCAGGAACATCCATATAAGTTTGGTCTTGTTGTATGTCTAAGTACATATCTAATACTTTACTATAATCAGCGCCGACGTTTTCTGACAAATCATAAAATACGTTTGCAAATGCAATGCGCATTACTGCAAAATTATTTGAATACATCTTTACTAGTTCTGCTTCATTAGTAGAACAAGTTTTAATTTCTTCATCTAACAACCATTGAGGTAAAGACTTGTTATCACTACCTACAACCAACGGGCGTTTAAAACAATCTGTATCCCAATAACGTTCACGTAAAAACTCTGGTATATAGATTATGTCGCCAACTTCTTTTTGTATGCGTTCGCATGATCCCAACGGCAATGTGCTACGAATAATAAATGTTGCTAAAGGATTGAATTCTTTTATTTGCTGTATTTCAGCAATAACAATATTAATATCTGTTTGTGTTGCTGTTGGTATACATACAAATACTGTATGAGCATCTTTTAGAATCTCTCGTTCGGTATTAAATGTAATGTCATGCACAATAGCCTTTTCATCATTAAGCAGACCTTTGTGTGTAGCCTTACCCACATAACCGTATCCTAATATTCCAAATTTATTCATAATTTCCTCTTTGGCAATTTACTGTCTGCACTACTTACACAAGTAGGAGTAATGCATTTACGTGGCCCGTTAAAGAGCTCAAAGCCGCCGTCTAACGTGCCTAAAGGCTCATCGTGGCAACTGTAGCTACGCTTAACTTCATTCTCACGTATAACGCATCCTTGATAGCCTGCATTACATTCCCATCCTTTAAACTTATTAAATCCAAAGGCGTTAAAGCGTTCTGCTTGATCTAATTCGTATTCTATTCCTTTATCGTCATAGAGTGCGATTTGGGCGATTTGCTCTCCGTTCCAGTGCTGTGGGAATCCAGATTGCATTTGTCGTATTTGCGCATCATTGTATCCATGCACAACATGGGAAGCAGTGGGATCGGACTGGGGCTTGAGAGTAACATTGATACCTCTGGCGGCAAATCGTTGTAGGCGCTCGTAAAGCTCTTCAAACATTTCTGGAACCATAACTTGATTGATTGTAACATGCGTTCCTCCTTTCATTAGTTGAAGACATTTATCTCCAAATTCTTGTTCATTAGCAAACTCTGCATGGTAACTTGCTGTAATGCTTCTACGTTGCAGAGTACTTGTTGACTCTAACCATCTATTCCACCATTTGCTTCCTGGACTTAGATTAGTTGTCATATGTATACTTTGATACTCGGGTGCTGTATCACTACAGTAATGGTCTATGACCTCCCCAAAGTATTTATAAGCTGTAGGCTCACCGCCACTAAAACTAAAATGATAATCAGTGAATCCATTTGCTCTAGCCTGTTCTTTAATAGTGTCAATTGTTTGTTTATATACTTCTAATGATTGGTGGTCAGGAGTACTACTGCGAGCATACGGCCAACAGTAACTACAATTATAATTACAAAATCTAGCCAATATCCAAGATACTGTAAAAAGTTGTCCTTGTAAGAGCGTCTTTTGCCCAAACTCGGTAATGTTATCCCACGGAATATTTGTTGTTGTCATCATACACCAATTTACTACACTGCCTTGCACAAGTTAAACATTTGTTTTTACCTTGCCAAAACTCTGGTAGTTTTTTAAATAAATTTTTTGTACTGTCTAACACGCCGTCTTGGCAGTTAGGCACACCTACTTCTTTCAAAACTTGTTTTGTATTTTCTACACTTAAATTTCTAAGATAATGAATTGGTAGTTTTTCTTCGATAGGTTGTTCTAAATAATCGCCTCCAAACCAACAGCAAGGAAATATATTACCATACGGGTCTACATATATTCCTTGTTCGGTAACACACTTAGGTTCTATTATTACTGCATCTATTGCTGCATTTCTAACAATTTCGTTAGTTAACGCATTTAAACTTTTATTAGGAGTACGTTTAAATTTTTCTGTTTGTGCAGGTTTAAGCGTATACTCTACATTGCCGTTATTGTCTTGCACTTCAAATTCCTTCATTTCATAGAATCGTGTAGTACTAACAAAGTTTACGCTTTGTACTCCTAATCCTAATAAGTAGTCTTCTAACTCATCTACTTCATGTTCGTTATGTGCAAATACAAGACTGTCAACACGAGCATTTCCGCCTGCATCACAATATGCTTTTAGGTTTTCGATTACCTTGTCAAATTTTGTATTTTTACGATATAGTTCATGTTTACCTTTAAATCCATCGACTGCAAAGATTACTTCAATATTATACTGTGCGAGATTGCGCCACCATTGAGGATTACGCATACCTCCATTAGTGTGTATTGCTAATCTTACTGTAGGGTTACATTCTCGTACATATGAATATATTTCTAAACAATCATTTGCAAAAGCAGGGTCGCCATAATTGCCGCAACTATAAAAATTATCTAGTTGTGCTAAGAAGTCTTTTGGAAACCATTCTTTAAATTGTGCAATACTCATATCACCATTTCGTATAAATGGACGAGTAGCGCCTCCGTGAAAGTTTCTAGCACACATTGGACATTGTGCTTGACACTTATCTGTAAGCTCAATGTGAACTGTTCTAATATTATTTACAAGTTGCATCAAATTGCTCCTGTAGCCAATCAAAGTCGTTTATTAGCTGAAGATTAGAGCTGCTAGAAAGCCCAAACTCCCTGCCAGCAATAGCACCTTTAATAGCATACTCGCCGAAGGGAACATCTCTTCCCATGGTTGTCCATATTTGTAATCTTTCTTCTGATTCATTGTCTACTTGTCCTCTTATTGTTTTTGATGATAATTTGCAACATTCTCTAAATGCACTTTTCCATGTTTCAAAAGGTCCAATATTGAATGCCGCAATGTTACTAACTTTAGACATTGCATTAAATTTTGAACTAATGCTAGTTGTCATATCTGTTGTAGTTACATCCATATTAACAGTTTCTTTAACCGGAAACAACTTTACTCCGCCATATCCGTATTCTAGATCATTAATAGGATTTTTACTTCTCCAAACAAATACTTGATCTCTTTGCCACTTAGGCACTTGGTGATCAAAAATAAAATCGTCAAGTACATGTGCATCACCATCTACTACCCAAAACATATTTGTATCACATGCTTCTGCAGCTACAATGTGTGCTTGATGTATTCCTTTTACTCCGTGTACACGCTTTATACGAGGGAACTTTTTAGCAAGTCTTTCAAAGTTTTCATCTGCGTTAGACTCGTTATAACTAATAAAAACAATGTCGTACATCTTTGGCACAGATGCTTCTATGTTAACTTCTTTTTTCTGTGTAAAGAATCTATAATCAAATTCACGCTGTGCAAGCTTTTTATCTTTATGTATTAAAAATATACCATCATGATATTTGCCGTTTTTAAATACATGGACATTATCTTTTTGATGTGACGAAATTTGATAATCAAAATTAAATGTAACATTAACATCGTCTGGTACAACGTAAAAGAAATCTGTAGTTGATGTTTGCTTTGCTTCACAAAAATCATTATAATCTTTTGCTACAAATATATCATATTTTTTTGGAGCACTTGCTTGTATGTCATGTTCTTTTTTATTTGTTAAAAATTTATATTCAAATTCACGCTGACTAATTTTACTGTGCTTACTACATAATATAATACCATCATAGTATTTGTCATTTTTAAATACATGATTTATCTTTCTGT